TTAGTTGCCGGGTTTGACAACTTTTGTTTTCCGTCTGTTCAGTTCAGCCTCGAAATTGACCATAGTTACCGTCGCCTGGGCGGTCATGTCGGCACGCCTGGAGTAGTGGCGGGCCATGGCTTCGGTGGCGTGTCCAAGCACGAGCTGAATCGTCGCGTAGTCCATGCCCATTTCGCGCAAGATCGTCGCGACGGTATGCCGAAGACCTTTGAGGGTAAGGCCCGGCTGAACAGCGCCGCTTTCTTCAAGCTTCTTTTTGATCCGGTCCCAATTCGTGCTGAAACCGTTATAAGTCCACGGCTTGCCGCGAGAGTTGGCGCACAGCGTGATAGCGTCATGCTTCGGCACCGCCGCCATGGCATCGGCTAGCTGTGAGATGAAAGGAAGGTAAACCGCCTGTCCGGTCTTTCCTCGCCTCGTATCGATGCCTGCAGCGCCGACCGCCGTCTTAGGCAGGGCAAGTGCGTCTTGTGGATCGAGCGCATAAAACATCATCAAGAGCAGGGGCGGGCGCATGTGCAGCGGGAACGCTTCTAGCACTGCCTCGCGCTCGGCATCGGTCCACGGACGGTTCGCGTCTGGCAGATCCTTGGGGCGTTCGGCTAGGCCGACATCTTCAGCGGGGTTGAATTTCGTGTAATCGTATTCGAGGCCCCAACTGAACAGCAGCGATATAACCGATCGAACGTAGTTCGCGAATCGGAAGCCTTTTTTCATTTCTGCCCTGTCACGCATTTTCGCGACGAAGCTCCGCGTGAACTTCTCCAGCGGCGTATCCTCGATCGGCTTCAACCAGTCGAAAACCTTCTGATAGTCGCTCTTGGTACGCGTGGCGCGTTTCTGAAATCTCGGGCTGGCACGATACTTCTTGATCAGCATTCCGAGCGTGCCGGGTTTAGCGTCCTTCACCTTGTAAAGTTCGTTGATCCGGTGGATTTCCATGTCAAAGGCGAGGGTGTACGGCTCGAATTTCGAGCAATCTACCTTTTCACGGCTCTTTCGATGATAGGCACGCCACTCAAAAGGCGGCTTCTTATCTCGGAAAATCTGCCATCCCTTGTACTTATTGGCGCGTTTTTCCCGGTCTGTTGTCATCCGAGCTTTCCAAGAATTTCGTCATCGCTATCAGGAGCGCCCGATTTCAGACTGTCAACCCACGCATCTAGGTCGCGGATATCGTAAAGGTTTGAACCGTCAGGCATTGCTACCGGGCGAACGGAACAAGTGCCGTGAAACCGCTTCGGCGGTATTCCGACATATTCACCGGCTTCCCTGATCGATAGCATTCGGCGCGGTGAAACCTTGATATTGAGGGTTGCGCTTGCCATGGCTATTGCGCCTCATCGGTTTTAGGGGCAGCGGTGCCAACCTTGCGAGGATTCCAGCCCTCAATCTGGCGAACTTCATCAGCGTCAAGCACGCCGGTTTCGATCGCGATCTTATGAGCGTTCCAACGGGTTTCAGGGTCACCGCGAAGAAAGCCGCTAAGATCAAGTTCCATTTCGTAGGGTCCAGCGGACGGAAACACGGACCGAATGAATTCAGCCTCGATCTTTCGCGCCCATGGTGACAAGCAGAATGTGCCGAACCACAATCCGGCCTGCGATGCGTTGGTGAAGGTGTTATTCTCGTATGCCTGCACGATCGGCGGCGGCACTTGGAACAGACGGCAAAGCTCGATCACGCCGAACTTGCGCGTCTCCAGCAGCTCAGTATCTTCGGGACTGATCTGCGACGAATTCCACTTCGCACCTTCTTCGAGGATCGGTGTTTTACCTGCGTTTTCCGGCCCGCTGTGGCGTTGGTTCCAAGCTGTTCTAAGTCGTTCGTATGCCTCTGTTGACATTCGCTCGGGGTGTTCAAGAACACCCGATGGGAATGCGCCATTATTCAAGAACGCCCATGCGTGTGTGTTTGCTGCTTGTACACCGTTTACGGTATCGGCGGCACGCGAGAGCCGCGAACGACCAATCTTGCCATCATCCGTGCGGTCGCGAAGGTGCAAAACCTCACCCTCCAGATAACGCCGCGTATTGCCGCGCCCATCCGAAACGTCATAGGCCAGCCGACCGCTCGACAGTTCAGCGACGGTCACCATTCCCCACGGCACATAACGGAAGCCGGAAAGCTGTCCGTTGCCGCCGCGAAGGATCACCGCAAGGCCGTTGCCGGTTAGAAGGGTGCTTGCAATCAAATGCTCCAGGAAATCCGGCCAAGTCATCTGATCGTTCGCACCGGATCGAACGATCCGGCAAAGCGGGTGCGACGTTACTTCGACCCGGACGCCGTCGCTCTCGCGGCGATAAACCACCACCGGCACATAAGCAAGCGCGGTGGCGATTGCGTTGACGCAGCCGAGAACCGTACTTAGATTCTCGGCTGCTCTTGCGGACATACCAGCATAGTAGCCGATGCCCGGTGCGAGCGCTGACCAGGATGCGAGGTTTCCGGCTTCGCGCTTCTCATAGCCGACCAAGTCGGCAATTCGTTGAATCAGGCCCATGTTTTAGCCCCTGCAATAATTAGCGCACGGCGGCGGCGTTCAGCATCCACATTGTGCCGAAGCGAGCGAAGCGCGATTTCCGTATCTGGATAGGCAGGCCATGCCGAAACGATGCTTATTTCCTTGAGGGAAATAGTTCGCAGCGTGCGGCGCTCGCCCTGCCAGTTATCGCCGCCCTTCGGGACGGTGAAGCCGAACGACATCCCGCCCAGGTCATTGCGTTCGGCAAGTGCGAGCACGTCACGCCCCGCCTGTGTGTCAGGAAGATCGAGCGAGAACGCTAAGCCCTTGCGGTCTTCCGTCAGTCGCAGCGTACCGGAGCGTGTGCGTCCTAAGACCTTGCTCGGATCATGATCGAGCATGGCGAGCACGTCGCCCGCCAGCGCTCCGGTAAATGCGCCGGGGGCGATCGTTTCAACAAAGCCGCTCATACGCGCTTCGCTGTTGAAGGTCGCCGCATAACCTTCGATCCGTCGCCCATTGGTGCGAATCTCGGTAAATGATCGCCGTTCCATGTCGCCCCCGATCGTCATTAGACCGCTGCCGCAGCGGCATCAACGCCGGTCACAGAAACGAACGCCTTGGGGTGCCGCACCGCGCAATCAACCGTCGCCATGGCACGGATTGACACGTTGCCCTTGCTGTACGCCGTGCTTTCGAACGGGTTCACCAAGATATCAATTTCCGACCAGATACCGATAAGAAGCTCAGACCAATCACCATAGATAAGGCCGTGCTCGTCGGTGTTAAGCGTGGTCGGAACCTGATTGGAGAAGGTGACGGGCTCGTTATGAAAAACTGTCGGTATGCCGAACGGACGGCCTTCGCCATCGATCGCCAGGGACACAATTTTCTTGACCGTGTTCGTGGTCAAGAAGGAACGTCGGGCGGTTGCCACGTTTGCGATGTCAGCCTTAGCAATAGCTTCAGCGTTCGTCACAAAGAGGCTTGTCGCATATGCCTGTGTCTGGATACCAACGGTGCTTAGCACGCCTTTCGGCTCATTCGCGCCACCGCCAAGGATTGCCGCCTTGTCGATCGTCAGGCCGATATTGCGGGCGAGCATCTGACGCAACAGCGCCTCCACGTCGGGACTTGCCTGCAGCAGCATGTTGCGGCTGAATTCGCTCAGCGCGCCGGCATGTTTCGGGCTGAGGGTTACAGCGTCAAAATCGGCATCGCTGGACGAGAGCGCCGCATTCTCGGCAACCCAACCGGTGGCAGGGCTTCCCGTTTCGCGCGGGATGCTAAGATTCCCGGTCAAGCCCGACAGGACGCGAGCACCGAGGCCACGAACAACCGACGAAGCCGTGAGAGCAGAAATATACTGATCGGGCCGGTGATCGGTCGGCACCAACTCGCCACCGGTCGAAGTCGTGAGCACACGCGTCTCAAAAATCTCGGTCGGGATGAAGATACCTTCGGCGGGACGGCCCGCCCGCTTCGAAAGTTCGGCCTGGATTTCACGTTCGAAACCGGCATCGACCCCCAAACCTGCAGCCGCCGCGATGGCACGAGTGACGCGGAACTTGGAACGGATTTCGTTATCAAGTTTCATGTCGCCGTTGATCGGCTTGCCCGGTTCGGCTCGGTCGGCGGCATCGATCTTGCGTGCGCGTTCCAGCTTGGAATCGATGGTGCGCAACTCGGTTTCCGCAGCCGTGAACGCTTCATTGTTGTCGGCAGTGTGAGCCTCGTTCATCTTGGCAAGGGTCGCGCTGCGCTGTTCAAGAAGTTCATGAAGTTTAAGCATGTGGTCAGTCCTTCCGGGTTAAAATAATAGACCTCCTTTTTGGTGAGCCGTGCCGGTGCGGAAGATGAAAACCGGCACGGGAGTTAATCGGGAATTTTAGCGATTGGTAGCGCTTCGCCACGCCGGGAAAGGATATGCCCCGCGCCGTTTCAGTTCGGTTTCAGCAAGATCGGCCATCCCACGAGTGACAACCATGAAGTTGAAAAGCTTTTCCAGCGGCAGTTTATCCAGATCACCGCCCGTCACGTATTCAACGGCTTCCGACAGTTCTTTTTCGATCGTCATTGCTCTGTTCCTTGTTCCATCTGCTCGCTAATCAGGTCAGGCGTCACGATCGACTGAATGGATTTTTCAAGATCGCCGTGAGTGGCTAGCAGAGTAATTTTGCCGCTTTTCTGCAGCTCGACCACGCAGATCATCGCCACTTGTTGAGCGATCACCAATATTCGAGAGACGAGTTTCGCTCTGATTTGCTCAACCGTGAACATTAGTCGTCGGTCTTCAATTCGTCCTGCACTCGTTCCGAAATGAACTTTCGGATGAGATGAATATTGTACGTCGTCACGTCATGAATTGGCGTACCGGAGAAAATGACCTTGTCCCATTCTGACGGGCTAGGAAGATCGTCAGCGAGACTAACGGACCTATTTCCACCGGGTCCATTGACTATAGAGATGGCAATGGCTTCTGGATTCCGGCGTGCTAATTCGGTTATGGAGCAAGCGAAATGACCAGCGTTCTTGGCATTGCGCTCACGCTCCAGTCGCTCCCGATAAAGCCACAAGGCTAGCATATCGTCGCGATCGAAAAGGCGCGCACGACCGGGAATCGTGCTCGGCGCGCACGGAAAACGGCCCGCCGCGATGTCCTCGTTTAGTCGGTTCGGGTCCATGCCGACCACTCGGCATGCTTGGCTGGCTGTAAGTTTGGTATCATCGTTCATGGGTAAGACCTCTGGTGTTTTGTCAAGAGGTACACGACCTCTGGTTAAATATCAAGAGCCGTTTTTGTGCTACCACGAAAAATTGTGAGGCTCGCGGATGGTAACCACCGTAGGAGAGATCAAGAAAGCAATGGCTATCCTGGCGGACATCATCGAAACGTCGCCCCATGGTGAAAAGTATTGGCCGATCTTCGAGCGCCTGGAACGTGAACTCGCGGTGAAGGTGAACCGGGCTGAACGGCTGGCGGCAGCTAAGGCAGCGGTAAACGACATTATTTGATCAACCGCCGCCGCGTACCGTCATTGACCGTTGCGACGATCGTTCCCGGCAACGAACGCTTCAGGTCGCGTACTTCGCGCTCGACACGAGCAAGCCCTGCAGCATCAGCGCCGGTAGCATCGATCGGAATATTGATTTCGACCGTCGTGTTGACAGCCTTCCCCGCCATGTCGGACGCACTTGGTGCGCTGATCGTAACCGGCACTTTCCCACCCGCTGGCAGCGGAATGACCGCTTCTTGGCCGTGAACGATGCCCGCAGGTTGACCGCGCTTGCCGCCCGTGTTTGCCGTGCCCGAAGCGTATCCGAAGATCTTCCCAAAACCGCTTAGGAGCGAACTAAAGAAACCGCTTCCACCGCTCCCGGTGCCGCCGATCGATAAACCTTCATCAAGCGCCATATCGAGCAACTTGTTTCCGATCTTGCCCAATGCATCAGCAAGAGCGTCGGCGGCTGATTTGCCTTTTGTCAGATCCGTAATAAAACCGCCGAGAACGTCTTTCTCCAGGTTCACCCATTCTTCGGCATTTCTTTGGATTTCGCGCTGCGATTCGGACAACTGTTTAGCTTCAGCCGTTGCGGACGCGTACTCGGTCGCAAGCTGAGACATTTGGTCACGCAATTGAGGCGTGATCGTCATTCCCGCCCGCTGCGCGTCAGCAAGTAGCCGCTGTTCCGCCGCCGCCTTTGCAGCCGCAAACCCGTAATCGTCCACAAGCGGGTTTATCGCCGCTTGTGCTGCCGTCGACTCCCTGAGAACGGCGGTCCGTTCCTTAATGCTGGCAACTTCGTCTTTGTATGCATTCGCGCCCCGCGACGAGCCGGACTTTTTCGGTCTGCCGTAAACATCGTCCCGATTCAGACTTTCGTCACGGCGCGGGTCTTGACCGGGTGTCGGCGTGTCACCGGATGGAATAAAATCCTCCTGCGAACGAAATTGCCCGTTATCCGAAAACAAAGGCGAAAGCGTCCCGAGCTTCGGGCCGTTCTTGCCCGTCGATAACGCTTTTAGAACTTCCTCTTGTACCTTCGTGGCTTGTGCCGCAGCACCCGCAAGAGTTTGCGTGAAGTCGGAAACGGCTGTACCGAAATCCAAAAACGAGGGGATACCCTCGCTATAGACGGTTGACGCGAGCGCCTTAGTCACCGCGTCCATGTCGGCAGTCGTGGCCTTCCCGGCTTCGATCTTTTCGCGAAGCGTCTGGAAGGCGTCGTTGATAACTTTGATCGTCTCTGCGCTTTCGCCTGCCGATCGAAGATCCTGCATCAACGCGACAAAGGACACGTTCACGTCGTCAATTTCTTTGCGAGCGAGCGCCCAATAATTGTTCTTAAGAACGTCGCCTGCCGCGATCAGATCGGCGGCGTCTTTAGCGTTGGCGAGCGTATCGACATAAGCCTGAAGCGCCGGGACGGCTGTACCCCATTCTTTCGCAACCGCTGCCACAAGCTTTTGCTGATCCTCGATAACCTTGTTGGCGTCTTCCCCGCCTGAAACCATATCCGCAAAATACTGCACAGCCGCACCACCAACGCCGATAATTGCAAAGGTGAGCAACGAAAACGGATTAAGGACAGACGTGACAGCACTCGCCAAGATAGATCCGAAACCGCGAATGCTGCCGCCTGTTTGATTGAATAGCTGACTGATCTGCGTCCCTTGCTGGAGCATGATCAAAAATGGGCTTTGTCCGCCCGCAAGCTGTACGCCGATGTCGTTCAACTGCGACCCGAGGTTAGCAGTCGCAAATGACGTGTTTTTAAGGGCACCGGTTGCCTTGTTCGCGCCGTTGCCCAACGCACCGAACGCCTTATTAGCGCCTTTGCCTATATTGTCATTTGCGCCATTAAAGGCGTCTTCACCCTTTTTCGCGGCGTCGGCCATTTGCTTTACGACTTTGGCAAGCTCGCGCTCCATCCGCGCTTGCGTAACGCCGATTTGAACTAGCAAGCCGCCTGAATCTGTGTCAGCCATTTTAGATGCCCTTCCGCCATGAGTGAGCGCTATGCCGCCTGGAACTGGTCGGCTTGATCAAGAATTTCCTCCTTCATCGTCTCAGCACGTTCCGGCGTCTTGATCAGCAATTCGTAAGCCGCCGACGCACCCGCGAAAAACATCACCTTCAGCATTTGCATCTGTTCGGGTGTGATTGTCGGGGGGTAGTAGGCGGCGATCACATGCTCGAATTCGCAAAAGATCGGTGTGTAGCTATTATCCGTCGTCATGACAGTGCTCCTCTTGAGATTTATCCAGAGGTACCCGACCTATTGAAAAAATGCAAGAGGTTTATTTCGATATTTCTGGTCCCACGACTGCACAATTTTGGTCTATTCATTACGGAAACGAAACGGATTTTGTCCGGACGGTGCATCAGCGAAAAAGTGCCTTGGGGGCCGGTCCGCGCCGCTTCAGCTCTGAGCGATTTCCGGGACGCGTTAAATCCGTGAGGTGGCGGAAGTGGCGCAATGTTTCCGCATCATCCATATACGCAAACAACTATCGTTGACGTGGGCGTAAATGGTTTGTGTTTCCCTTCGCGTAAGGATTTGAAAATAGCGCCACTTGCGCCACTCAAAACAGTTGGAAAATAGCGCCACTTGCGCCACATGCCTTGCGCCGTGAGAACAAGACAACTATCTCTTGATTCAAGTAGGAACAGCCGCGCGCTTGAGGGAGCCACCAGGCTGCATAAAGACGGAAATTCCCTCAATAAAGTCTGGCGGGCGATACGCGGTTCACCAAGGACTTCGCCCAGAGATATAGGAGATGCGTGTGAACGCTTCTTTTCTTCTCGAAGCCAGTCAGTCGACGAAGTCGTTTCGGCTGAAGTTTGATCTTAAGATCAGCTTGGCTTCAGTCCTCGCCTTCTTCGGGCTGTAATGAAGAAACCCTCTCGTGAAAGCGGGAGGGTTTTCTTATTCAAGAATGCGTACGACCGATGGGTTTGTCAGGCCGGCATTCCCTTCAGGGTCAAACCTGAAATTATGCGGACGCCCGCCGTACCTTTGGCACGGTTGAACCCTAACTGTTCCAACCTGTCGCAGAAATGTCGTTGGCCTAGTGTCTGACGAACACCCACCGCCTGCGCCCATCCCTTATAGGTCTCGTACAGAAACTCGATTGTCGCCCGACCGTCCGCGCGGCCTTCGCATCGATCTTCGACAAATTGTGCCACTTGGTTAGCTTCAATTTGCCATTTCCGTTGCGCCTCGAATGAGGACGCCGGCACGGTGAAGCCGCCTCGCTTGACGACCTGTGCATAGGCCCAAAGAACGTAGTTGAGGATACCGGGAAGTTCTGTCGTCAGCTTCTCTTTCAAGCCGGGATCCTGCTCGTGTGGTCCGAAAACGCGATTGAACGGAACTACAATCGCGCGCCGGAAAAAAGCATCAGAATAGTCGCGGGTGTGCGGCATGTGGTTTGTCCCGAACCAGCACGTTGCGAATGGCCTCATTACAAACGGGTCTTTGTTCTTATGTTCCACCGTCGCCGGTTCGCCGCTGGTGATCGCCTTCAACTCAGCGTCGGCAATCGTTTCGCCTTGCTTCAATTCCGTGACGATGTTGGCTAGCTTCTGATCCAGGTGACCGCGTTGAAACCTGTTGTCGAAATTGGCAGGCTGAACGCCGGCAACGTTCTCTTTGCCTAGCAACGACTCGAGAGTTGCCAAGATAACGGACTTGCCGTTAGCACCCGCGCCGATCAGCAGCATGAATTTTTCGCGGTTCGCGTGACCCATGAGGGAATAGCCCATCATTTCTAGAACGACAGTTATCTTGTGATTTCGGTCAGGATCATCGCGAAAAATCTCGTTCAGGAATTGCCAAAACAGCGGTGCTGTCGCGCTAGGGTCAAAGGCGATCGGGATTTGTGTTGTGCGATAAAGCTCGCGCCGATGGGGTCTCAAAAGCCAATGTTCCCCGAGCAGTTCCAGTTCGCCATTAAGGCAATTGACGCTTTCCGGGTTTCCGCGATTGAATTCGTGATCGGCCTTGAAGATATCGCTTTTCAGCACTTCCGTGACGCCATTGACGCGCGACGATGTCACTGCAAGACGCTCATTTTCCAAAGTCGTCTGGACACCCTGTTTCACCTCACGGTCATCGCAGCGCTTCCAAACCCCCGTTGGTGCAAACTTCCACGTGAACTGTCCTGATTGAAGGATGTTTTCGGGACCGATTGAAGCGATCACCTTTCGAGCAAGTTCAAGCTGATCCGGTTCGCTGTTGTTGGCGTTCCCTTCAGCCTGTTGCGTCAGCATCTTCTTTGCGATGCCCGTCACAAGGTGGATTTGACGGAGGATGGCGTCTTTTTTGATCGGTGAAAGGCCCGCCGCTTCTTCGCATATCCGCTCGATCGTGGTCACGTCGTCGGCAGAAAGGTTGCTCGCTTCGGCAAGGATCTGCTCGTACGTCCGTTCCTTGAATTCGGTGACGGTGACGCCTGGAATCGGCGGAAGTCCGAGATTGAAATTAAGCATGGGAACCTGCCGCAATATCATTGAAGTCTGTACCGACCACGTCGGGTATGACGATCGCGGCCTTGACGCCAGCCGCCGTGCACGTTTTCGCCGCTGCCTGGGCCGCGTTCTGACCCGTGCCGTTAGCGTCGTTGTCCGCCGCGATGAGAATTGACCGGATCTGTGATAAGGCGGGGAATGCCTTGATGCCGCCAGCCGTGAGCAGGGACCAAACCGGCCACCCATAGAGCCGATGAACGGAAAGTGCCGTCTCGATACCTTCACCGATCGCAAGCGAGCCGTGGGCCGCGTCCATGAGTTTGATAGCGCCGCCTTTGATCGGGCCGAGCGCCTTCCGACCGTTAGAGCCAAGGTGCGATTGCTTCCGGCCTGTCCAGTCGATCGCCGTCCGGTGTATCGCCTGGGGTTCGTCGGTGACGATGTTGCGGACCAACGCCACCATGCACCCGGCTATACCTTTGTCGAACGGGCATAGTGGATGCCAGCGTAACGCCGCGCCCTGATATTCGACGCCACGGCTCGCAAGGTAGGCCGCAGCCGGTGTGCCGGTGATCGGCATTGACGCGTTCCAGATCGCAAGGGCGCGTTCGGTGCGCCAACGATCATCTTCCGGCCTGCTTGCCGCGACGGCGACAGCGGTCCCGCCGAGGCGCAGCTTGACGTAATCCCGGCACACCCTCCAGTCGTCGGCGGCATGGGGATGGACGATGAATCCGCGTTCCGTGAAGGTGACACTTAACGAACGATCGGACGCAGAGTGACCGGGGCCGGGGCAAATAACGCCGTTCCGGCCCACGACATCGCCGCCTAATAATTTAGCCGCAACTAAGATGTTCATGCTGCACCGCCGATTCTTGCCGGGGCCGGTGCGGTTGTGCTATGAACTAGTTCGATATCGCGGGTGTGGTATCCAGTTTTGCCGCCGTTCCCGATGCCAGTCGGGGCGGCGGTTTGCGTTTCAGAAGGTCCGTCGCGATTTGACAATTCCGGCTTAAGGTATTGATATCCGATTGCGAGTTTGACAGTTTTTCCGTCATAAGCCGTTGATTTCGGCCAAATAGGGCTGGATTGAAAATCCGCGTGTCGCTGGTTCGATTCCGGCTCTGGGCACCATTTCCCATCGGTCCATACCGCACACATAGGTTACGGATTATTCTTGAGACATGGGTAACACTTTCGGCCTGAAGGGGTTGGGAAGTGGTTCGAGTCTGCACGTCTCGTCGTCGAAATATCCGAGATCATATTCGATAAAGCTTGCGAGCCAAATCCGGTCTTCGACCTGTTTGATGCCGACGATCTGGCCGGCGAAGACCTGGCTGAGGTTGCCCCGAGCGCCAAAGCGCGGAGGACTGTCGCGTCAGTTCCGCTCACCCCGTACGGGCAGCCGCAACGCCCCCTGCGGCTACTCTGGAAGATGCACGCAAGTTCTAGCTGAAAGAGAAGGTCGAGGGTACGCAGGATGAGGACAAGAAGACCCAGCGTGTGGATCGTAGTAGTAGGGCATAATCAGAACCGCGCTTGGACACGACCCATTCTTATCCAAACTGACCCGTGCCGACGCCCGCGAAGTACGCGATTACATGATCAGCGAGCTTGGAATGAAGCCGGAGACCGTCCACCGGTACCTGAGTGACATTAGGGCCGTCATCAACTATGCAGTCGAGGAACTTCCGCTGCCGGGCGTAACGAACCCATTCAACAAGCTGGAAGTGAGGACGGAGCAGCTTGCAGAAGATGCGCAACCCATTCTCCCAGGAGTAGCTGAGCAGGAGCGTGTGCGAGTGCTAACGCACGCTAGCGACGCCTCCAGCGGATATGGCGTTTGCTGGAAGGGACTGGGTGCCGTCTAG